AGTCTGGTTCCCAAGCAAAGTACTGGTCTGCGTAAAAAGAGTTGTCGTTCCAGGCGCCACCATAAGTCATTACAAACTTATCTTCTAAGTTATTAGACTTGACAGCGTTATACACAAAATCTCTATGTGGCTTTAACACACCCAGCAATGCATCAAACCTGCGTGGTTTAGCTATGTAAGGTTTTATTTCTGCTAGTTTTTGCGGCAAAGTCTTGTATACTTCACTGGTGGTTTTAAACCAATCACCCCAATAAACAATGTGACTATTGATGTCTTCTCTATCATTTACTGCTCCTGGTACAACCCAGTACACATTATCACTATGACACAATTCCCATATACGCCAATGGAAGTTGTGTAATTCACTTTCAAAAGTAAATACCAATTGGCTATGGCTACTCAATTGGCGTATTTTATCTTCAAAGCCTTGATAAGCAGTACAGTTACCATCATAGTCGCAATGTAGTCGATGGGTGGTAAAAGCAATCTTCACAGGATCTGTGCTGGCCACATATTCGTCAAAGCTATGACATAATGTATACGCTTGATTAAATTCAATGTTGGGAAGCCATTCTAAATCAATGATTTCACTGTCACTGTAAACTATCATATTCTAAAACTTTTCCTGTCTTATTACTCGTTCATGCGCCATTTGTTTTCTGGTAGGCCGTAGTCCCATTTTGGATCTATTTCAACATTCCATCTAGTAGTGGCAACATTAAAATCTGGTATCTTCATTTCTTTGGGATTACTTGCTGGTTCCAATATAACAATACGATTATTTGGCTGTGCGGCAAATTGCCCATTGTCACATTTTATAAAGTTAAAACTTTTATGATCCTCAACATCTTCACTGTGCCCACAATCAAGAATGTTAAAATCTGGATGTGAAGAGTCCACTGTAAAAAGATATTCACCTTCCAACCAGGAGCCATCTTTCATTTTGATTTTACATCTCATATTTGCTATCATTGCTTTTTTAATCACAGTGATATCATAGGACATGCTGTTCCATAATTGTAAAAAATCTAACGGATATGGGTCACCTTCTATAGGTTTCCAACAGTAGGCATGTAGTGGAAGTTTGTCATATAGCGCACCATATTGATTCAAATACGATTCAATTCTAAACGCTTGGCTTCTTTGAGATTTTATTGTTATCCACCAGCAAGGTTCAAGTTCTCCATGACCTTTTTCAAAGTCGTACAGAAATTCTCTACGAACAAAACATTTTACTGGTGGTAGATTTGCAACGATATGTGCCATTTATATCCTAAAACTTTCTCCACACCCGCAACGATCGCGTTCGTTTGGATTGGAGAACTCAAAGCCTTCGTTGAGTCCTTGGCGTACATAGTCCACTGTCATGTTTTGCAGATAAACATTGTCTTTGACATCAACCAATACTACAAAATCATTTTGAGCGTAATTAATAATATAAGGGTCAGGGGTATACTCTTTAACATACTCTAGCACATACGCAAGTCCCGAACAACCTGTAGTTTTTACTCCAAGGCGGATACCAGCATAGCCCTTGGCTGTGACTAATTTTTGTATTTTGTTTTGTGCTGTGTCACTGAACGAGATCATAGTGTTTTAATAAATCCTGGTAAATCACTTTCCCATACTATCGTTACTGTGTAACCAAGTGATTCAAGGTGCTCGACCCTACCTTCGTCCGCTTGCCATTTTTCTTTAGCAGTCATCTTTAATTGAGAATGATAAAAGTCTTCTTTAAACAAATTTGGGTTGCAATGCCAATAGTCGCCATACACTTCAATGATATGTTTTGTTTCTTCATTTAAGTAATCTGGTTTACATGTTCCTATACGCTTATTTGGATAATACCCAGGTAAGAGATTTTCTAATAGTCTTTCTTTTTTGCTTTGCGGAGAAGTTTTAGCAAGGTGTCCAACATTTTCTGTACCGTATCTTTCAAGATTAGTTTTTTTAACTTTCTCGAAATAACTAGGTTTATGTATCTTTCCTTTAAAATTACCAGGTAGCCCTTTATTCCATGCAACTTGTAATCCCTGTGTATCTTTATTCCAAGGAGTTCTTCCTTTGCAAGCATTTGACAAGTTTTTAACCCAAGTATCTCTATGCTGTTCTCTAGTAGCATATCGATCGGCATTCCAAGTTCTAGATTCTGCCATATCTGGATTTCTTTGCCAGTGCAATTTAGCAGAACAAGATTTTGAACAGCACTCTATACCGGAACCCTTTACTAATGTCCCGCAAATAGGACACGGTTTATGACCTTTTTGGTATCCAGTTTTATTATCTTTTCTCAAAGATATGCCACATCCACATTTACACATATTCATAACTTTATTTAGTAAAGTTATTTGTTCTATGTTAGGTTATGTTTCTTTTTATAGTCTTCAACGGCTGCGTAAATTGCCGATTCGGCCAGGATACTGCAATGTATTTTGACTGGTGGAAGAGCCAACTCCTCAGCGATGTCGCTGTTTTTAATACTTGACGCTTGATCAAGTGACATGCCTTTGACAAGTTCTGTGATGAGCGAAGAGGAAGCGATTGCAGATCCGCATCCATATGTCTTGAAACGAGCATCTCTAATAATACCATGTTCATCTACCTTTATTTGTAACTTCATTACATCGCCACAAGCCGGCGCTCCCACCATGCCGGTGCCAACATCGGCATCACTGGCATCAAATTTGCCCACATTGCGCGGATTTTCGTAGTGGTCAACCACTTTTTCTGAATAGGCCATTATTGTACATCTTCCGTGTGTTTATGTTTGTGAGACTTTTTAAGAATCTTGAGCCATACCTGTTTCTCTTTGACACCATCATGTGCAAAGATGGCCTTGTACATCTTTTTTCTTAGTTTGCGTAGCTTCATTGTGAGCAGGTCCTTGTTCTAGTAATGGTTCCATCAAAGTTTTGTACTTCGGTCCACACAGTACATTGTTGACTTTGTCCATAATAAACTGTGGACGGCGCCTGTTGTATTACAACAGGTTGTTGCACAATTACAGGAGGATAGTTCCGTGCAATTTCATAACCAATTACGCCACCGATTATGGTAGGAGCAATCCAGTTGTAATTGTGACCTGAGTGATATCCATGATGGTGATGATGATGCCTAAAACCATGTTGGGCCATGGCTGACGCACTAGCAAATGCTAAAATCAAAACTAGGATTCTTTTCATAACTATCTCCTTTAAGACTGTACATATACAACGCCATACAGGGCAGAAATGTTGACGGTCTTATATAGTTATTTACATTATATAGGAATTAACTACGATTTGCAATGGCTTTGTTAGCCATACTGGATACAACTTTTTCCGGTTCAGTTTTAACTACATTCGCCCCTTCGGCTGATCCATCTATTTGATCTGGATCGTCCGATTCTGTGGGTTGTAGGTACACATATTTGATACCGGTGCTTTCATCATCTTTGATATCTGCAATCAAATTCTTGACCACTTCATTGGATTTGAATGCATTCATTAGACTGGGATTACTGAAAGTTTCGTTGCCATTGTGCATGTTTATCATGTTGATCAAACTGTCCACACGCACACGAGGTACCAGGTGTTTGCCAGCACTTTGATTTCTTAGGAATTCCAAAGTGGTGATAAGGTCTATATCTCCGCGGGCTTCTGCCTCGTCTTCAACGATGTCCTCATCATAAACAAATTCATTTAAACGCATTATCTGCGCTCTCTGCCCAATTCTGCTTCACCGCCTGCGGCTGCATCAGTGGCGCCAAATGCATCACCTTCTGGTTCACCACCCATTGGTGCTTCTGCACCAGGTAGTCCGCCTTCTGGTGCGCCAGGCATACCACCCATACCACCACCCATACCCATGTCCATACCAGCTTCTTGTTCGCCGGCCAATACACGAGCGGCACTGTCTGCTGATTCACGACCTTGCTGTAATGTCTGTGATAGGTCTTGTAGGATTGGGCTGACTGCGTTCTTAAAGCCGTCGGCCTTCTCTGAACTAATTTGATCACGGATTGTGTCTAACAGTGCAGGCATCTGCTCGTTCTGCATCTTGCTGATCTTTTCCAACATGTCTTGGATTTCATCAACCATGCTCTTGGCGGCCAGGATTGCTTCTGACTTGGCCATTTCACTTTCAACAATGAAGTGGCGCTTGTTTTGTGCCATCCAACTGTGAATACCTTCACGGACCATCAACAATTCCATATACTGAGGATTCTTTTCAGCAACATGAATACCATGTGTACGCTTAATAGTATCTAGTCCTTCTGTAATACCAGTGGCTAGACTGTAAGCCTTTTTAAAGGTCATATTGTCAAAGTCAATTTTGAAGCCAAAGCGGCTTTCAGTAACTTTGTTTATTTTCCGTGGTGTTGGCTTGTAGCCCAGATCATTTAGTTTCATAGTTGTTTCCAGTTTCCCAAACTTTTAAGTATTTATTCATTCTTAAAGTTTTTTCTAATTCATTTCTAGCTTCGTTTAGCAGAAGTTGTGTATCATAGTATCTAGCGGCCAAAATATCAATGACTTCATGGTTTTTACGCTCAATTGCTCGATGCATGTTATACGAATAATGATTAAAGTCTGCTTCTAACTTACTTAGCATTTGATCTGTTCGTAGTACAGTATCAGCTGATGAATATTTTGACTGTTGATAAAGAATGCTGTATAGAACAGCACTTTTCTTGTGAGAGAATTCTGCTATCTGCTCATTGTAACGATTAAACAGTTTCCAACATGCATTGTTGTGTTTTATTACCTTGTGCAGGTTAACTTGAAGTCCATTTTTAATAGGTACAATCACTGGATTTGCACTATCAAGTATTAGTTTGTTGACTTCGGTCTTGGCCCAACTTTTTACATATGAGCTGGCCAAATCTGCGGCAGTCTCGACCAGTTCAATTTTGACTTGCCTAACTGCTTGGCGTTTGATTTTAGACTTTTTTGCTGTAGGTGATTTTGCCATCTGTATTTTTTCGAATTAAGACATCTTTGTTGACTAGTTGATTGGCTATGTATATTTCGCGCTCGTTTAGCTCACTGCGTGACACTCGAGTATTTGTGAATTTTCCCAGCACTTCTGCTTCTTCGTTTGTGATAGGAAGCTGTAGTTTGCCGCCGGCAATTTCAATGATTTTCATTTTTGCGCTAGATGAATAACTAGAGCAACTATGGCTGTAATCAGTACACCAATTATGGTGGTACCAATGGCAATCAATTGCTTGCTCTGGCCATTATTAGATTGTTCAATGGCTTCTTTGATGTCCACCATATGGCCCTCAATTTTTTCCATTCGGGTTTCAACCCCTATAAGTCTTTTGTCCAATTGTTCATACCTTTCAGCACATAATTCTACGTGCGCCTCAAGGCTTTTCTTTTCAATCTCGGTGGCCATACTCTAAATTCGCTTTCAAAATGAGCGATGCGTTTCTTTGTGCCTAAGTAAGCCGTAATTGTGAGCCTTGATGGTGCCGTAGCATCAATGTAGTATTTAGTGTTTGTGCTAAAATGATATAGGTAATGTTTATCTTAGCAAGCCGGGCTTGAATGCAATGTTCTTGATAGCACCGTGGCTGTAAAATATAGGTAGTATAAATCTAGCTGTTTCATCTAGG